TAAAGTATTAGATAATGTAAAAGAAATTGACGATTCTTTATAAAAACATGCATTTTTAATTGAAATTTTTATATTTATACGTATAAAATAAGATAAATAAAGGAAATAATGTCTGCTCCTAAAATGGTTTATATTTATAAACTTGTTTCGCCAAATAGTAAAATTTACATTGGACAATCCACTAATATTAATATTAGATTCAGTCAATATAAGCATAATAAATGCAAAGGACAACCAAAATTATATTTTGCTTTAAAAAAATATGGATGGAATAATTTTACCAAAGAAATTTTAGAATATGTAGATATAAAAAAATCTGATGATTCGGAAAGGTTTTGGATTTCGTATTTTAATACTGTTGTTAAAGGGCTAAATTGTGAATTTGGAGGACGTATAAATAAAATGCATTGCGAAAAAACTAAGAATAAAATGCGAAATTCTCATGTCGGTAAAAAGATATCTACAGAAACAAAGTTAAAAATAGGAAATGCAATGCGTGGGAAAAAACATAGTGTAGAAACTAAACAAAAAATAAGTATTGCTAATACTGGTAAATTAAAATCCATAGAGACAATCGAAAAAATGAAACAGGCGCATATTGGCAAAAAACTTCCTCCACGAAGTAAAGAACATTGTGAAAAAATAAGCAAATTTAAAACAGGACAAAAACATTCTATTGAAACAAGAAAGAAAATCAGTCACTCATTATTAGGGAATCGATGTCATTTTGGAAAAAAACACACAAATGAAACAAAATTGAAAATTAGAAATAAAAAACTTGGTCACAAACATTCTATAAAAACAAAAGAAAAAATTAAAAAATCCATGAAAATTTGGCATATTAAACAAAAAATGAAATGTAATATTAATGTGTAAATATATTACATTAGAAAATGATAAGAATGGAATATATTTTTTTTGCATACAATTTCCATATGACAAGTTTCTTGTAGAATCAATAAAAAAAATTCCAACAAGAAAATTTCATGCTTCATCTGCAACATGGAAAATTCGTGCTGACCATCTTACTGCGAGATATGTTGAATCATTCGCCAGAATGTTGGACTTCAACATTGATTGCCCATCATCCGAATTTATTAAAAAGATGTTGCAACCAGTAAGTGAAGAAGTACAAATTTCATCACTGAAACGTGAACTGAGAAACTTCCAAAAGTTGGGTGTGAATTATATTATACGATACGAGAGGTGTTTTCTTGCAGACGAGATGGGACTTGGTAAATCTGGTCAAGCAATTGCTGCAGTAGAATCTACAAATGCATATCCATGTTTAATAATTTGTCCGGCATCATTAAAGTTAAATTGGAAAAAAGAAATTACATTATGGATTGATAAGGATATCAATATAATTGATGGTCTTGTCAAAGTTAAATATAAAGATGCAAACAATAAAAAAATAGTTGATGGACATGAGACGCCGGATTATACGGGAGATTTTGTTATAATTAATTATGATATATTAAATAGAGATAAGAGAATTAAAAATAGTGAAAATCCACACGACATTAAAATTCCAGAACATAAAGATTTGTTGAAAAATGTACAATTTAAATCTGTTATTATAGACGAGTCTCATTATATTTCTAATTATAAAAGTTTGCGCTCAAAGGCTGTTAAAGAATTGACGAAGAAAATAAGATATAGATATGCACTCTCAGGTACACCATTATTAAATAGACCAAGAGAATTAATATCTCAACTTGACATATTAGATAGGCTCGACTCTATGGGCGGTTTTTGGACATTTGCAAAGAGATATTGTGATGCAGTAGAAGGTCCTTTTGGTTGGGACTTCTCTGGAAAATCAAATCTTGATGAATTGCATAGCAGGTTAAAAACTGCATGTTTTATTAGACGAAAAAAAGAAGATGTTCTTGATGAATTACCTCCTAAAGAGCGAATTTTATTACCAATTCTAATTGATATGACAGAATATACAAAAGCATCGAAGAATTTTAAAAAGTGGTTGAAAATGCAATTGGCAAATGAGCATGATTATTTAAAAGACTTAAAAGAAATAAAAATGCTGACAGATTCACAAAGAAAACTTATTGCCGAATCAAAACTTTCTCATAAATTAAATAAAACATTAGAAGCAGAGGCACTTGTCAAAATAGAAAAATTAAAACAAATTGTTGCGAAATCCAAATTAGATAAAGTATATGATTTCATCGATAATTTTTTAAATTATGATGAGAAATTAGTAATATTCGCTAAACATAAAGAAATATATGATAAATTAATCAAAAGGTATGCAGACATTTCTGTTCATATAGTCGGCGGCATGACAGGCAAACAAAAAGATTTTGCCGTTGAAGAATTTCAAAATAATCCAAAAATTAAATTATTTATTGGTGCGATAGATTCTGCAGGAGTTGGATTAACATTAACAGCATCAAGTACTGTCGTTTTTATAGAATTAGGATGGACATCAGCAGTTCATGACCAAGCAGAAGATAGAACTCACAGAATTGGTCAAAAAGATTTCGTAAAATGTTATTATTTTTATGCTGAAAATACAATCGAAGAAAAAATACTTGAACTTATTGAGAAAAAGAGAGCTATAAGTGCAAATATATTAGATGGAAAAACAATGATTTCAGATAGTGCATCTGGAAATGACATTTCAGAAATTCTTTCAAAATTCATATAAACTCACCGAAAATACGTCTTTTTCTTTTATTTCTATATTTATATTTATAATAAACCATAATAAATACATCTATTTCAAGGAGATTTAAATGGCAGAGCCAATTTTATGGGATGGTAATCCCGGACCAGTAGCTGGTTCTACATTGTTTGGGTATTTTGATACAAGCTCCGCATTTCGAACAATTGCACCACAGGCTGCAAAATGGGCAGCAAAAAGATTAGGATATCCAAGTATTGATGTTGAAATGGATTCCGGTTCATTCTATGCATGTTTTGAGGAAGCAATATTAGAATACTCATCGCAGGTACAAGCATTTACTATTCGTGAAAATATGTTGGCATTACTTGGTACGTCAAATGATACTACAAATGCCACTTATGTGAATTTTACAAACAAACCAGTCACAGTAAATTTAGAAAGACTGATATCAATTTCTAATGAGTATGGTGCAGAAGCTGGAGTTGGTGGTAATGTAACTTGGCATAAAACAGGAATATTTTTAACCCAAAGTGTTCAAGATTATGATTTAAATGTAGTAATAGCGTCGGCGTCAGCAGGTGGTAATGCAATAGAAATTAAGAGAGTCTATCATTATGAACCAGTCGCATATGGGTATGGTCTTTCGGGAGTATATAATGCACCTGGTGTTTTAGGTACAGCAGGTCAAGCAGGAACATATGGATTGTTAGGAAACTTTGGTTGGGAAGGTCTTGCAGCAGGCGGTATTGCAACAGGTCTTTCTTATACATTGATGCCAGTTTATGAAGATTTACTTAGAATGCAGGCAGTAGAATTTAATTTTCAAATGAGACGTAGTGGTTATTCATTTGAAGTGAGAAATAATAATTTAAGAATATTTCCTATTCCTCTTTCTGACCAGTGGTTGTATATCGAGTGGGTTTATAAAAAAGATAAAATATATGGCAGCCCGAATGATTTAACAGGCAGCGCATATTCAGCAGGAGCATCTGGAAGTTCAGTTACAACAAATCTTGGTGATGCACCATTTACAATCATGAATTATGACACAATTAATGACCCAGGCAAGAGATGGATTATGAAATATTATTTTGCATGTTGCAAAGAAACATTGGGTGAGATTCGTTCAAAGTATCAAACTATACCAATTCCTGGTTCTGAATTGACATTAAATGGTGACCAATTAAAACAGGAATCTCAACAAGAAAAAGAAACATTAATAACATTATTAAGAGAAGATTTAGAGAGAACAAGCACACAAACACAAATGCAGATTGCGGCCGAGAATGCAGATAACTTGTTAAATACATTAAATAAGGTTCCGCAGGGAATTTTTGTGGGATGATTTATGGTATGGTATAAAAAGAAAAAATTAATAAAGTTGCCTAATAAGTTTGAAAGTAGAATGTATCTCATATTAGACACGGAGAAAATAAAGTATTTGCCACAATATGAAATATCAGGAAAATATTATGATGCATATTTACCAGATTATAATATATTGTTAGAGTTTGATGGAGATTATTTTCATAAACAAACATATAAAGAATGTATATATCCAATACAAAAGAGAAATCTTAAAAATGATAAGAGAAAAAATTGGATAGCAATAAATAATGGATATAAATTAATTCGTATTAAAGAATTAGATTATATTACGAGTATAAAAAAATTGTTGGAGTAATTATGAGCAAATCAAATGACATGTCTTTGGTGTCCTTGCTAAAAGAAAGTCCAGACTATCTTGATAGGATACATGAGATTGCAAATGAAGTAAAAAAAGATAAATCAAAAATACTATCAATGGCAGACACATATAATAAAAAGTATGGTAAACAAATTGCTGAAGGAACGAAGGAACGACAATTATTATTGTCTGAACGATTACATCAAGGTGAAACGTCACAAGAAGCTGAAAGAAATATGAGATTCATACCGAGCATTTACACGCCAATACTAAATTGGCTTTACTTTTTTATGTTGGAAGAGCAAATTCCAGAAAGAGAATTATTACGAAGCTCACAAGAAGAGAAATATCGAACTTTATTACATGAGCAACAGAATGTAGATGGTATGGAAAAAGTTCCAGAAGCATTTGTATTCTTATCAGGAAAAGTGACGCATGACCAATTTAAGAAATTGAAAAAATTAAAAGCACTATCAAGGAGTCCAAATGAAAATGAGGCATTTCAAGCATATAGAAAGTGCGTACAACTTTGTGAAGCATTTGAAGTAGATTTTGATAAAATTCCAATTTAAGGAGAAATAAAATGGCAAAAAAAGTTAATATCAAAAAGTTAGTTAAAGAAGAACTTGATAAACAGTTAAATGAAGGAGATTATTATATAGATTCTCTTCAAGACTTTATAAATAAAAATGATACATCTTCTCCATATAAACCAACGATTAAATTGTTTGGAGAAAAGCATGATACTAAACATTTAAGTGTTGATTGGGAATTCATACAGCACATGATTGATTATTTAAAAGAAACCCCAATGAAAGAAGCAGTTACAAGTCCAAATAAAATGGAAACTGTGAATCTAACTGATGGTGAAATTGGATTGGTAGTATCACTATATAATAAATATAGTGGTGAAGGTCCAGTTGCAGATAAAAAGAATTATCAATATATACAACCAGATTATGCCGCTGAAGTATTAGAAAAATATATTAATGATACTAATGCGAGTCCTAACGGTAAATTATTAGCAAAAAATGTATTACGTAAATTTCAAGGAAAATAATTAGATGCCAAAATTTGTAACACCACGAGATGTAGCATTTTTTAAAGGAATCAATCTTGAACTTGTAGATGAGATTGTGGAAACTGGTATTATATTTTTTTCGTTGATACCAGAAAAACAAAATACGAACATCTACGGAGAATCTACAGATAAGATATATGAGCCAGGAATACATGCCAATGCTCTAATTCAGCATGATGACGAGATGACTGAAGATGACGACTTTGGTCCAAATGTATATCAGAATATAGTTGCCGCATTTTATAGAAATACACTTAAAGAAAAAGATTTTTATCCTGAAAGAGGTGATTTGGTAAAATATTATAATGCATATTATGAAGTAACACAAGTAATAGACAATCAATTATTAGCAGGTAGAGTTGGATTACCACATTCAATACTTTGCACAGCACAAATGGTGAATAAATCAAGTATAAATGTTCGTGAGGAAAAATAACATGAAGAAAAAAATCGATATAAATAAAATGATAAAGGAAGAACTTCTAAAAGAATTAAATGATAATCTTTATATAGTTGGATTAATTGTTGAGCAACTTTCGAAATCAGATAGGTTATCTGTTGTGTCTATGAGAGATGAAATTTGGTTTACAGATAAAAGCAATGGAAAAACATTAAAATTTAGGATAAAAAATGGCCAGAAGATTTGATGATTTACCAAGAGTATCTGAGAACGTAGTACAAGAAGATACGACGAAAAGAGTTGCTGATGGAAATCTCCGTATGGATGATTTGACTGAAACTCCTGCTGAAAAACCATATTCGGTTGGTCTTTATGATATTGATGAAGCATTGGGATTTTTCTTTGATGAAATATTAAAACCAACAGTAATTGAAGGTGGTCAGACTGTTCAAATTCCTGTAATATACGGCTCACCAGAACGATGGAATTCAATGAAGCAACAGGGGTATTATAGAGATGGTAAATCGAAACTTATATTGCCGTTAATAATGTATCGCAAGACAAATATAACAAGAAATGATGCTATGTATTTTCCGAGATTGGACCAATTATACTATATATCAGCAAAAAAATGGGACACTAAAAATAAATATGACAACTTCAGCGTATTGACTGGCATAGATGCGAGATTGAAAACTGGATGGCAAAACGAAACAGATAAATATGCATTAACATCAATACCGAATTATGTAATAATAAATTATGAAGGTATTATTTGGACATCATTTATAGAGCAATTGAATAAAGTAATAGAAAAAATCACTTTCAAAGATAGTACGTATTGGGGAGACCCAGACAAATTTAAATTTAGAACAGAAGTTGAAGGATTTGATACTGCAGTTGAATTAAATACAGATTCAGAGAGAATGGTTAAAGCCAATTTTACTATGACTTTATATGGATATATTTTACCAGAAGAAGTTGATGGTAAATTAACTACACGAGTTTCTTTAGCACCAAAACGTATTGTGTTTGGTATTGAAGAAATAATTTCACAGGGTTATAAAATTCCTATATCAACACTATCGTCAGAAATAATATGAGGAGAAATATATGAGCAAGTTATTAACCGAACAAAATTTTAAAGATGCTGCAGATACATTACAAGTAGAAGTTGCGGCAATAAAAGCAGTAGCAGATGTTGAAAGTCGTGGAGACGGATTTTTAGACAGTGGAAAGCCAAAAATACTATTTGAGGCTCATATTTTCAGTAGCAGAACTGGCCACAAATATGATGAAACACATCCAAATATAAGTTCAAGAAAGTGGAACAAAAAATTATATAAAGGTGGTGAGAAAGAATATACAAGACTTGATGAAGCAAAGGTATTAGATAATAATGCAGCATTAAAATCTGCAAGTTGGGGTAAATTTCAAGTAATGGGATTTAACGCAGAAACTTGTGGTTGGCCGAATGTCGAGACATTCGTTGCCGACATGTGTAAAGATGAAAATGAGCATTTAAAAGCATTTTTAGGTTTTGTAAAAGCAAACAAATTGACAAAATACTTACAAGAGAAAAATTGGGCAAAATTTGCAGAAGGATATAATGGCAGAGAATATGCACAGAACAAATATGATATAAAGATGAAAGAGGCATATGAGAAATATTCAAAACAAGTGATTGTTGAGGAACCTAAGCCAGAAGTAATTCCAACGACAGACCCGACAATAACTTTTGGTGGTGGCAAGTCTGATGGTTCTGGAGCAAGTGGAGAGTATTAATTTCATCATATAAATATACATTTTTTACATTTTCTTTCATAAAAAATGCATTTTCGGGTTTTTTGATTATACTTATAATTACAATAATTTTTATTCAACAACAATATATTTGGGAGGTTTTATGGCAGATGCAAAGAAGTTTTCAGAAGATGATATGACTAAATTAAAAGCATTACAAGATAGATTTAATAATATAGTTTTACAATTTGGTCAGATTGATATTGAAATAATTAAAAATAAAACAGAATTTGATAGATTGACAGCATTAAAATTGAAATTAGAAGAAGATTTTAAATTGCTAAAAGCTGAGGAACAAGCTATAGCAGCAGAATTAACAAAAACATACGGTCCCGGTCTTTTAGACCCAAGAACTGGAGAGTTTACACCGCAAGAAATTCCAAACAAATAATATTAAATTAGGAGAAAGATAATGGCAGGAACGTCAGAAATATTAATCAGTCCTGGTGTATTTACACAAGAAAACGATTTGAGTTATTTACCACAAGGTATCGCTCAAATTGGTGCAGCAATCATCGGACCGACAGTAAAAGGACCCGCTTTTGTACCAACACTTGTACAAAGTTATACAGACTTTACAGACAAGTTTGGATATCCAGATGGCAAAAGCTATGTACCTTACACAGTAAGAAATTATTTAAAACATTCTGGAAGAGCAACTGTAGTTAGAGTT